TCCGCAGCAGCTTACAAGCTAGGTCAATTCAGGGAAGGACTAGACAGGCTAAATCTAAAGGATACTTTATCTCAGACCGATTTATACCAGCAACTGCTGCCTGACCCAGACGACTACATCTAATGTCCCAGATAATCAGAGAACGCTCAGCACCCTTACAGAGATTCACTGGAGGGCTTAATAACTATTGGGACCAGTCCAGCATTGAGGATTCCGAGCTAGCTAGCGTAATCAACTTTGAGTTTACATCTAACGGTGCCCTGACTTCACGCCCGCCAATCTACCTTGAGAAGAACTCCTCCAACGTAGTAATCAAAACTCCAGTAGCCTCTGAGCCACTTGACATCATTGGTACTTACATCAGACAAGATGGTGTTCGCTTTCTTGTTGGAGTTACCGATGACAAAACTTGGATTTACAACGTCACAGCAAAAACCTGGACACAGATTGCAACCTTCAGGGCTTCTGACTGCACTCAGTACCTAAACAAGGTTGTGCTTTGCTCAGAGACTCAGGCTGGCGGATACTGGGAAGCTGGCACATTCACATCGACCCCTACCATGCCATACCTTGGCGGTATTGAGCTATTCCAGACTAGATTCTTTGGCTTTGGTGTACAGGGCACTCCAACTGCAAACATCGTTTACTGGTCAAACATTTCTACTGCTGGGCCTTCTGGGGTATCCACTAGCGTGTTTGACTGGGAAGATGAGTTTGACGCAAAACTCTACGTAGAGATTGGTGGCGGTGACGGTCAGTGGATTACAGCAATGGCTCAAGGATACAACGACATCGTAATCTTCAGAAACCGCTCAACCTACCGCTATAGCTACGGCGAGCTACCTGAAGAAGGTACCATGCAGGTTATGCAGCAGGACATTGGAGCTGAGACTAGACGAAGCGTTGTAAAGTTTGAGAACGCCCACCTAGTCCTATCTGGTCAGACCTTGTACCTATACCAGAACTATCTCTACTACCCACTCAACTCTGAGAAGGTAAAGTTTACGCCAGACAACACTTACGAAAGACGATTCGAGCACGCAATCAGCATGGTTGGAAGTCGCTGTGTCGTATTTCACAATGGTGCTATCTATAGCTATGACATGGATACCAGAACTTGGTCGCAGTGGACTAGCGCATCAAGAATCGGATATTTTGTCACAATCCCTCGTGGATACGAAGACGAAGAAGAGGAACGCTACTACGGAATCTCTGGTTCGGCTGAAGTAGATGCCCCAGGTATAACTGACTATTCCATCTACCGCATCGAAGATGACCCAACTAGCTCTGTTGGCTCAGAGGAGATGACCTGCTCGCTAAGAACAAAGATTTACGATTTCCAGACACCTGTGGAATGGAAGAGGCTTTACTTCTGGACCGCAGACATCACAACTGCCCGCATCGTTCGTGCAGTTGCCGTGCCAGTTGCTATCCGTGAAGAAGCCCTGGCTGTTCACTGGGATGAGCTATCTAGCGACGGCGCTTACGATAACAGCTTCTACACCTGGGATGAGCTATCAAAAGAAGACGAATTCGATGACCGCTTTGGTACTTGGGATAGGCCTAAAACTCCAGGGACCATTGAAACCGTTATCGAGGATTTCCCGCAGGGGCAGCTAATCCGCATGGAAACAAAGCTGGACAACTCGCTTCGCTTCAGACGCATCTATTTTGAGCTATACTTATCCTGTGACGGGACGGCTGCCACATCTCCTGTTCAGGTCTTTAGCATCATCCCAATGGTGGGCGCTAAAGCTAAGATTGCTAGGGAAGCTAACTAATGGCTGGTGCAGAGCGCAACCGCATCCTTGGAACCTTTGAGTTCAACCCTTACGCTGCTGGCTCCAAAACTTACGGACAGGGCATGAAATCCCCTACATCTGGCCCAGTTGACAAGACAGGCTACAAAGCAAGGGATTTGAAGATGAAGGCCCGAAGAAACGCAATTCTTGGTAAAATGAAAGCTGGTAATGCTGGTGCTTACGCCAGCCCTAACTTTTTAAGGTTTAGTAGATAATGGCAAAAGTAAAGGTCACAGAACCTGTAAAAGCTATCGGGCTTGCTAGGCAAGCTTCACCTACTGCCACTACAGCACAACAGCGTGCTATTGCAGACAACATTCTTAAGCTAAACAAGCAAACAAGGGGGCAGGCTTTCGGAGCTGGCTCTACCGTCAGACTTGGGCAAGGTATTAGCATTCCTGGTCAGGGAATGGCTGATGACGTAAGACTAGGTAGCCCTGCCAACGCTGACCCAATGGGTCAAGTATTTACAGATACAGCTACTCCTGCTGCAGTTACTGGCGGAATTTCAGAAGGTACATCAGGCTCATCCACATCTGCTAATCAGTGGAGCCTAGAGAGCGACCCAATCTACCAGCAGGCTATTGCTGGTGGTCAGAGTGCATTCAACGTAGCAAGAGCGCAGGCTTTGGCTAACATGCAGAACCAGCAGACCGAAGCAGCTCAGGCTGAAAAAGACATCAACAAGAGCGCAGCATCTTCCCGTGAAAGACTTGCTGGAAACTACGCTGCACGTGGCATGGCTGGTGGAGCATACGGAGCTCTAACTCGTGCTGAGGCTGAGGCGAACGCTCGCCAGGTTGCAGCTCAGACTAGCATCAAGGACCAGATGGCTGCAGTAAGTCAGCAGTATCTATCTAACTTCGGAGCTACTGGCACCGATTGGACTGGCACCCTAGTTGGTCAGGACTACAGAAACCAAGCAATTCAACAGGCGCTAAGTTCTATTATGCCTAGATATACAGGAGTCTAAGATGGCTAAGGTAAAGGTAACTACACCTCAAAACGCTAAGCAGATTGCTCAGCAGTATGGAACCACCGCTGCCAGCATTCGTGAACTAAACAAGCTTGACAAGGGCGAGAAGATTTCAGGAACCGTAAGGTTAGGTAAGGGCGTCGGTCCAGTAACTCCGTCAAGAACTGCAGAGTCACTCTACGTTGACCCTACTCCGATGTATCAGCCAGCGATGGACTTTATCAACAAGCAGATGGGTGCAGCTAACACTCGCTACGCTGCTAACCAGGCTGACATCAAATCTATCTTCGGAAACCTTACAACTGTTCGTGCTGCAGACAAGCTAAAGATTCAGGAGCAGTTCACTAAGTCAATTGCTGACCAGCAGTTAGCCCTTGCTAACAGAACCGCCGAAGCTCGTGCAGGTTCTCAGGCTGGCGCAGAGCAACTGGCGGTGACCGCTGGTGAGCGTGGTCAGGGCCCAATGCCAGCCTCAAGCCCAGTACAGCTAGCTGCCGAAGAAGGCATCGCTCGCTCAAACGAATACCAGCAGACTTGGGCAGCTCTACAGAACGTGATGAGCCAGCAGGCTCAAAATGATGTCAATGCTGCAGTTCGTGGCTATGACTACCAGCAGGCTTCAGCTCTTGAACAACTTCGCAATAACCTAGAGCAAAGACTATCTGGTCTTGAGGGTCAGCAGGTTGATGTACAGTCACAGCTAGCTGGCGCTCAGCTACAAGGACGCCAAGGTGTAATGAAGGCTAACTACGATGAGATTCAGGCTCGCAAAGCGCAGGAAGCTGCACTTCGTGCTGCTCAGGCTAGAGCTGCAGGTGGTAACGAACCCAGGGTTTCCTCAAATCAGTTTTCAGAAATTCTAAACCAGAACCTAAAGGGTATGGGAGTAGATAAGGATACAAGAGATGCCTTCTTTAGTACCCTTACCGAGGTTGAGGCGCAATCACCACGAGATTCAGTTACAGCTTACAACTCCTGGATGGCGCTTAATGGAGAGATTGCTACGCCAAGATTAGCAAGAGCAGCTAGGGACTACTTCGATAACATGTACAGCAGGCCATCAATTAACGAACCTAGAGGAACTACAGGTAACTCAGGCACTGGTATGCTCCCTGGTTTACAGCCCGTGAAGCCAGGCCAATAGACTATACTTGCTCTAATACCTTAAGATAGGGATTTTTGGTGGCTGACGAAAAGAAAAAAGACAGTTTTGCTGACGCAGTTAAGCGTCGGCAATCGGGTAGTCCAGCCACTCCTAGCATCCCTAGTGCCCCTGCTATAAAACTACCTTCTAAAAAAGGCGGATTTGCTGCTGCGGTTAGTCAAAGAAGGACTGGCGCTACTCCGCCCTCCGCCACTATCACACCTCCAGTTCAGCGTGCGCCTAGCCCTGGTGGTCAAGTTGTACAGGACACAATCACTGGTGCAGCAGAGGGCATCGAAAACGCTATTGCTGGCATTGCTAAAACGGATGTCGGCAAAGCAGTAAAAGCAGTCGCAGAATCGCCAGTAGGTGATGTGGTAGGCACAATTGCAAAGACCGCATTAGCTCCTGTAGTCAGCCTTGGCTCAGCCGTTTTAAACGCTCTCTCGTGGGATAACGCAAGACAGGCTGGCTATGCCTACTCTCAGGCAATGGACAACAGGAACGGAATCATTACTCCTGACGACTTACTCAAACTTTCCCTCACTGAAGGCAAAATAAACGGCAAACAGGTAAAGGTAATTGGCTACGACACAAATCGGCAGCCAATTTATAATATCAAGCCTACACTGACTGACGGAAACGCTATCGAAGAGAATGAAAAAAACCGTCGTGACTTCATGTGGAAAAACGCTAACGCTTGGGTTACCAACGAGAAGACCGTTTATGGCGCTGACGTTATCGCAGCTAGGGACCCGTCTATTGCCCCAGTCGACGCAGCCATTGAAGGTCTACGCTACGACGTAACTAACGATGCTTTCTTCTTCCTGCCATTTGGTTCTATCGCCAGAACAATTAAAGCTGTTACATCTGGAACTACGACTGGTATTAAAGAGATAAATGCAGCTCGCAAAGGCGCTCCTTCTGTAAGAGTAGAAGAGGCCAAAAAGGGTATGGCTACGCTAAACCCACCAGCACGTGCACCAAAAATAAGAGAGAACCTCAAGGGCTTAGGCGGTAAGGCAACCGAAAGGGAGCTAGCTGCTGCAGAAAAGATTGCCAAAGACTACACCTACCGCCGTGGCACACTCGACCCTAGCGATGTTAGTTTCTTCAAGGATGCCGTGCCTTCTGGCCTTGAGGCGGGGTATAAGCAATTAAGAGCAGTGTTGCTTTCAGAAAACACTGCTGCATTCCTTCGTAACTATGCCAAGCGGGACATTTCTAGCCTAACCCTAGGGGAAAGAATATCTCGCATTTCTAAGGGCGAATACAAGAACGCTTTTGGGCAGAAGCAGCGTGCAGTAAATGTGGCAATCGACGTAAAGAACGGTGGCTACAACGTACTCAGTGGGAACTATGAGGTTCTAGCCTCAGCTCCTACTCGTAAAGAAGCAATTGAAATAGCCAAGAAACTTCGCTCACCTCAGAACCCTGATGGAATTATAGTCGGTGGCGCAAAACTTCCTGGAGATATCGATGCCAGGGATGCTGCAGTGGACAACGCTGACCTAGAAACAGCAAACAAGATTTCAGAAGGTGCCGTAAAGACAAAGTATGACACTGTAGAGGGTGAGCCAATTGTCATGGAGCCTGGCGTCCCGCACGAAGCTAACGATGGATTCACATACCTCAGCGATGGCGAAAACATTAGAATGTTTGACTCACTTGAGGATGCCCAGACTTATGTTGCAAATGCTGGAATGGCTAAGCCTCCTGCGGTTAAGGCTCAAGTCGTAAAACAAAAAAATAAATTCTTTGTTCGTGTCAATGACCAGCTAATTGAAAAATCAAGTGAGGCAGCTGCAAAAGCGTATGCAAAAGGCGTCAATAGCGGTGAAATAAGCCAGGCTGTTCCAACCAGGGGTGGCGTTCCAATTGTGGACTCTCCTGCAAGATTAGGTGCATCAGTAACAGACTTGCCAAACCTAAAGCCATCGACGGCTGAAGCAAAAGAAGCAAAGTCCATTTTGCAAAATGTCCTAAACGAAGTGAAGAAGACAAGCGGTACTCGTGTAGCCAGTACGGTAGCAAGTAGAAATGAATTGCTAGCAATCATTGGCTCGGCGGGTAAAAAGCAAATTGCAAGAGTACTGGCTAGCCCAACTGCCAAGCGTTTTGCAGATGAAATAGAAAAAGCTGGAAACCTAAAGGGCTCAAACCCGTTCTCTCTTATTAATATCATTTTAAAGCTCACTGAAAACTCGCCAGCCGAACTAAAAGCATTTGCGAACGTATTTAGAAACATCGCAGTTAGAACCGAGCGTGGCGAGATAAAGAAACTGTGGGAAATTGCAGAGGGAAAAGTTTGGGCTGCTGACCACCCTACGCAGGAGATTAAGACAAAGCTCGTAGGTGTCATTAGGAGGTATAGCGATGAAATCAATCTTTACATTCGGGACCCTAAGGCCATCGACAAGATTGACGACGAAAAAGCCAAGTACGACCTAATCTCCGATAGATTCGGTAAACCTATTGCCGACGAGATTTTGGCAACTGGAGTACTAACGAGAGATGCAAGCGGTAAGGTCCCAGACGCTGCTCAAAAGGCCTATAGGGCTGCCGAAAGCCAGATTCTAGGCAGAACTCAAGAAGTCTTTTATAAGGGCGTTGAGGACTTGGCTGAAGGTCTTAGAAGAGGCGATATGGTGTCGCCTGAATCTCTACTAAACGTTATAAACGCTTTAGACCCATCTGGAAAACTAACTAGCAAGCTAAAGACCAAAGCTGACAAAAAGAATGTTGAATTCTTAACTGAAATTTTTGTAGGCGAAGGTATTCAGACAATGAACGGAATCCAGGAGAAACTGCGTTTCTCTAGCGATTTTGATAACCTGCTAGAGACTAGCGGTATTGCCTATAACGATATTCTGTCTAGCTTGATGTCAGACAAGGCGAAGGCCCCAGTATCTAAACCAAATATTTCGCCTGCGATTAACCCAGAGATTATTGCAAGAGCAGAGATTGAAGAAACACCAGACAACTTCGCAAGAATTGTTGCTACCCGAATAGGGGAAAGCGACACTGGAAACGTCGCAGCCGAAGCTTTAAACACTGCATTCAAAAAGCGTTTTGATGTCGTTCAAGAAGTAAGAGCAGCCGAAAATCCAATTGAAAGCATATCTTCGCTTGGTGATGTATTTGAAGCTAGCTCAAAGACACCTTACTTGGGTAAAGCGTTCTTGGCTGAAGAGATTAATGAGGTATTTGACCAGGCCGTCTTTAGCAGTATCGCTGGTATCCGTCGCACTCGCTTTAAGCAAAAAACAGGTAAGCGGGATGTAGGTTTTGGCGACTACATGGTCAACCAAACCATTGCAGACTTTGAAGAAGCAGATGCACTTCTTGGTCTAGCTGGCCTACGCATTATTCGCAAGAAGCAGGTAAAAGACCCAGCATTTGACGCTGCATACAAGGCGGAACAGGTAGCAGCAAAAGAAGAAGGTCGACCAGTAAAGTTTGACCGTAAGCAAGATAACCACTTTGCTTATTTGCACACTGGTGACATTTTTAAGGCTATTTCACAAAATGGCGACAGGAACTCTCTTATCAAGGCTTTTTTCTCAGTAGAGAATAGAGAGAGCTACAAAAAGAATTCCCTTTCAATACAGAACTTTGGCGATGCAGCTCGCTATGTCTTGGAGATGGATGCCAAGGGCAAGCCTATTGAAATCAAGGTAATCGTGGACAGAATCCTAAAGGGTAACGCCAAGATGACCGAAACGCCAACAGAGGCTTTCAAAAAAGCAATGCCTACTATAGCAACTGAGCTGGCAACGCAGCTTATCAACCCTGCTGTGATAAACGCAATGAAAGAGACTCACTTAGTAAAGTCAATTGGACTTGCAAACAGAGTTATTCAAAGCGCTCGCAATGTTGCTAGCGACATTCACAAGATTTTGCTAGATGCCATGCAAACTAACTACATGTCAGGCAACTTGAGCAAGGCTGAAATGGTTAGAACCTTAAGAAGCCACCTTCGCAAAATTGCATACACCGCCGACTTCTTCAGGATGTCCAGTGGTCCATTAGCGGAAGCTGCATTCCGTTCGTGGGCTCTAGTCTTGACTCAGCGTGGTCGAGTTGTTTCCGAGAGCAACGAGTTCCTCAGGCTTGTTGACGAAAACGAATTCCGTGATTTCCGCACCATGTTAAACCAGCTTTACCTCTACGAAAACCCAACTGCAGCTGCAAGGCCTGGGCGGGAGGGTGGTAAGTTCTACACTGATGCTGAGCGTGAGGCAGCTGCCCTTAAGTTTGAGGAAGCAAAGGGCCTCTACCAGAATGTAATGGACCGCAGGGCAGAAGTGCTCGACGGAACTACTGAAGTGGCAAGACAATGGAAGAAAGACTTAGCAGCAGCACAATCAAAACTTGATAGAGCTCGCGATGACGCATGGAAAAAAGGCGCTGACACAGAGCATTTCTTTGATGGCAAATGGGTGCCTAGCGAAAAGTACAACCACGCTAATGCGATAAAAATTGCAGAGCAACAAAACGCTGTATATCTTGAGGGCAAAGCTGGTCAGGAAATGCGAGTTGCACTTGTTGATTCGACTCCAGTTATACCAAAGGGTAAAAAGCTTACAGCAAAACAAAAAGCAGATTTGCTAAAGCGAGAAAATCTAGCGATGAACGATGCTCAGCGTGAGATTATGAAAGGTCAGGAAACTGATATCGCAGAGCAAATGTTGCGTGAGATTGATGACAATGTGCTTGAGAAAGCTGGCCTTTCGACTGAAGAAGCCACAAGTGTTTATGCCCAACAATTTGAAGCAAGGCAAATTTATGCTGCAACAAAGATGTCCGACATTGAAATACACAATCCAAACTTTGCAGACTACATAAAAAATTATGAAGTTGATTTAAGGTACAAGGATTTCCAAGGTGGCGTTGGGGCGTTTATAAAGTCAATACCAGAGCGCTGGCACGGAAGCTTTGGTCGTGAGGACATGAAGGGTGCAATGATTGGTCTTGAGACCAAGGCATCAAGAATTGTTTCTGACTTCTCCAGCTACACGGATTATGTATTCCGCAAAGTTTACTATGGGGACAGAGTATTGCCTGGTATGAGGCAGGCACTGAGTAAACAAGCACCTGAGCAGCTAAAAGAACGTGTTGCCCAAGTAGATGAAGCCTTTGCACACATGAAGAGCAATACACAACCAGCAGCGGATGCCTCAGAAGTTACTAAAGAAGCATATTCTTTGATTAAGCCAATTTGGGATGTTCTTTTTGACGAAAAGGGCAATGACTTTATTCTCAAGGGAATTGACCCAGATTTGTTCATGAAAGAGCTCGACAATCTAATTGACTCAACATCGCTGGGTATCGAGATACCTAAATCCGTAAGAGCTACTGGTATGTCCGATTGGGCAAAGGGTCTGCCTTTTGGCGGAAAGCCAGAAACAATGGGGGCAAACACCGACGAATTTATTGCTGGCTTTGATACTAGAAGAATGAAGTTTGAATCATCGAACTCTAACCCTTTCTTGGTTATGAACAGAATCGCACAGGCAGCAGCAAATGCTAGATTTAAAATCGGCATAATAAGAAACTTTGACGCAAAGTTCAGCTACAAATCCAACGGTATCACTTCAGTCGACAGGGCAATTGCAGAGGGCTACGTAAGGCCAGTAAAGCGACTAGGCGACGAGATGTGGCTCAAGTACCTGCCAGAACCAGAGAATGGCGGTCTTTACCCTGAGGCTGCTTTAGACCAGTTTGCTTCTGTAGCAAGAGAACTTGATTTTTCTGCGAATAAACCACTAGGCCCAGCACTTACCTCAGCCTCTCAGGTTGTACAGTTCCTAAAGGCAACTCAAACAATTCTCATGCCAAGGCACCTTCAAGGTAACTTTGTTGGCGACAGCATGATGGCTTTAATGAGAAACGTATTCTCGCCTGGAGACTGGGGCTCTGCAGCCAGAATGTCTTACAAGGATGCTGAAGAAGTTTTTGGCGCTGACTACTTCAAGCGATTTAGGCAGAGCTTGGGTGCCGATGTTGACGGTACAAAACTAGAGCTTGCGCTTCGTGCTGCGGGATTTGAAGAAAGAAGGCTGCTACCGCCGTTGAAGCGTGGGGATGAGCTTACTCGACCTGACGGTACGAAAATTAAAGCTACAAAACTTGAACCATACCGTCAAGTCACAATTGGTTTAGGCGACAACAAAAAGACTATTAAAGTCCGTGAAGATGATTTGCGGGTGCTTTACAAAGATAATGGAATTATCGAAGAGTCATATTTCCAAGAAGACCTTGGAACATTAAAAGATGATATTTACCTAGCTAGCGATAACATTGCAACTAACAGCGTATTTAAAAAACTTAGTGCCAGACTAAGACAAACTCAGCGTGCTGTAACCAAAATGCCTGGAGATGTCAACGCATCTGTATCCAACGTTTCTCGTGTAGCTCACGCTAACAAGATTCTAAACAGCAGGTCTTGGAAGAGCCTCGATGAGGCAATGGAGGCAATCGCACAGGAGCTTGCGGTGTACCACCCAACACCTAAAGGCCTTGCCTCTACAGAGCGTAAATGGGGCCGTGTAGCGTTCTTGACTTACTACACATGGATGCGACAGGCTCACATTGCAGTGACTAGGCAGTTCCTTGAGAATCACAGAAATATCTCTGCAGTAAACAGCTTGCTATACACATGGAATACCGCACAAGGATACCAGCCACAAAACCGAGGTGTGAGTTACAGCAATACATCTGCAGTACCTAGCTATTTATCGGCAAGGGTAGGTGGCGCAGTAATTACAGACAGGTCTCCAGTTGTTGGCGGTCTTGTTAGCGGTACTGGTGGCGGAGGCCAGCTTGGCAGGGACGCATTTTTTGGCGGAGCAATACCAGTGGGTCAGGTAGGAATGTCGCAATTGATGATTCCAATTTATGATGTTATTAACTTCTGGAACCTAAGGGTTGACCCATCTCGCCCTCTTGATGAAAATATCCTAAATATAGGTGGTAGAGACTTCACTCAAATGCCAGGTCTACTAGGTCAAGTAACAGAAAACTTTGGTAAAAACATATCTCTATTTGGAGAGCCATTCTATGCAGCCTTAACTGGTCGTGACCCATCTACAGGGAAGCCTATTAACACTGAAGGTGCTGCTGGATTTATTGATTACCTAATGAGCTTTATTGGTCAAACTCAACTACTAAAAGGATTCGGGGTTTATACTCCATTCTTGCAACAAGAGCAAAACAATGAAACTAACTTCCTGACCGAAGATGACAGATTAATTCAGCTTAGAAACGCTTTATTGAACTCCAAACTAACGCTACCAAATGACCCGCAGAACATAAAGAACGCACAGCGGGAAAACAATGCTAGGCTAAGAGAGTTTGAAAAGCGCATTCAAGAAATGGTTAATCAAGAGAGGCAAAAGTAATGGACGAGAATGAAATGGAAGCGGTAAAAGCTGGAGCTGCTGTAATGTACGCAGCACTAAATTCTATTTACCAGCTACACGAAGAGACAGCGCTAGTAGAGGGTTCTGTTTGCAGACACTGCAGCAAGCTTGCCGATGGCAATGTAGCTTACCCTTGCCCGACTGTGCAGATTTTGTTTAACGACTTTATTGGTGAAGACGAAGCTTAGTAGCCTAGCTGGGACTTTACGCCAGAGAACTTCTTCTTAGTCTTGTCACGCATCTTGGAGACAGCAGCCTTCTTGGCTTCCATCTTGCCTTCTTTGGTGTAAGGATACTTCTTACCGTTTACCATTGGCATTATTTCTTACCCTTCTTCATAGGCTTTAGTGACTCAAGGAATGACCTGCGAGGTGCATTCATCATCTCTTTGTCATCTAGCATTTTGCCGACCTTAGAGGTCTTTGACATCTTCTTCATAGCCTTAGCCTTGGCAAGCATTTTTAGTGCGCCTGGCTTCTTGTCGTCTTTATCTTTGTACATAGTGTTCCTATTCTATCTGATAATTGTAAATATTGAGGCTAAAAATGAGACAATTGCGCCACCTAGCGCTGTCTTAGCAATCCTATCAATCCACTCCATACGAGCCTGCTGAATCTCGACACTACGCACTCTATCAGGCAAGTCGGATAGGCCTTTGAGCTCGCTGGCAAGCTGAATTAGAAGTTTGTTGGTCTCCTGCTGCTCTTTGTAAAGGTCGTTGATGGTGACTTTGACATGACTGCCCTGAGTGGCATCTGCAGACATTATGGAGTTCCACCGTCAACAGCGAAGTTTACAGGAGGAAAACCAAGGGCAGTTTCAACAGTGTTCAACCTAGTGTTCTGAGTAGTGTTCACACCCTCAATGGCAGTAAGCCTGTTGTTCTGAGTGGTGTTTAAAGAGTCGATGCCATCTAAGCGAGAAGTCTGAGTAGTGTTTACGCCCTCAATAGCCGTAAGGCGAGTGCCAGCATCAAATCCCTCAAGAGTGGTAAGTCTGCCGTTCTGGGTGGTGTTTACACCCTCCACCGCCGTCAGGCGGTTGTTTTGAGTTGTGTTTAAAGTGTCATTGTTGTCAGCACGAGTATCAAGTGTGATGAGCTCAGCTTCAGCGGTATCTAGTCTGGTGTCGAGCGATATAAGTGCTGCCTCAGCGGTGTCTAGGCGAGCGTCAGCTGCGACTGCCTCAGCGTCAACCTTGTCCCAGTTGGCGTTGATAACTGTGGTCTCAAATGGTTGGTTGGTTCCAACGACAGCCTTCTTGAGCAAGAGGCGAGTAGTATTGGTATAAGCCATAGCTAAATCCTACTGTTCAGAAATAATGGTCGCCTCGACCTCTATTGTAGCATCATCGGGCTCTGGAATTGTGGATAAATGGCTCTGTCCGTTAGCTAGCGCAATCAGTTCTCTAGCGATATTACGCTTGGTAATAGGGTCTTTTACATGCCTCAAAATGATATCTTGCACTTGCATAAGCAACGATGGCACATCAAGGTTTACCCTGGCATTCGGGTCGTATCGTCCAGTTAGCTGGTTGACAAAGGTAATAGCCTTCATATCGCCGTTTTGCACTAACTGCCCCAAAGCCTGGTCAGCCATCGGGATAAACTTCTTTAGATTCTCTTCAGCCTTGGTAGCGAAGGCATTGCCAAACTCTTTCTGCCTCATCCAACCATCTAGCTCTGTCAGGCTAATCTTCATGCGCTTAGCCAGCACCTGCGGAGTAAGCAGATTCAGAGGGTTTAGATAAGCCTGCAAGAAGGTCTCTTGTCGCAAGGTTAGGTTGGGGTTTGACGTGGTTTTTATGCCACGGTCATCTAGGGACTTCTGGAACTTCGATGTAGGCCATACCAGCTCCACCTGCTCTTTTGTCAGGCTGGCATCCTGGTCCAGGATAACCTGGGTCTCCAAGAACATGCCCTGCCTGTCAGCAGCAACCGCAGCAGCTAGGACTTTCTCAAATAGCGCTTGTTCTTTAGTTGGCTTAGGGGTGTAAAGCTTGGTCTCGAACTTCAGTAAGTCGAACTCATCCACGAGGCAACCCTTCCAGTGCAACTAGGTATTCAGGACTGAGCTTGAATGCTTCCATTAACTTTGCTGATAGACCGTCTGGCATTCTTTGCAATTTTCCATTCTCGTAGTCCCTCACTATAGCTGGGTTCATGCGTAACATAGATGCGAACGCAGTCTGGGTCGGTGCAATCTCCGCACGCCACTGTGAAAAGCTGCGGTAATACTGTTGCAAGGTATATGGCGGTATGAGCATTAAGTTCTCCGCAGCGGGTCTCAAGTCTGGGGCCAATGGCTTGTCTAACCATGTCTTTATCTCCTGGTCGAGTTCTTCGGCTGCCATGCCGAGGTGATTAGCTAGGGTACCGATAAGTCTCTCGGTAGGCCGTCTCGTTCTGCCATCCTCTATGGCCGAGACAGCGCTGCGCTGTACGCTTGCACGCTTGGCTAACTCAAGCTGAGATAGCCCTGCCTTCAAGCGAGCGATGCGAAGTGGGTGGTCTGCAATTCTTGCCATGCTATTTAGTATAGCAATGCATTCCTAGTAGACATAGTTTTGTGAGGCTTGTATAGAGGTTGTTAGCTAGATATAGGGGACGGCTGGAAAGTTGCTCACAACATCGGCAGTGCTAACTTGGTCATGTCAGCAACACCGCTGGCACTCCCCCCTAGGGGGGATAGCAAAATAAACAAGGGAGCAACATGATTGAGAACACAGAGAACGCAGTGTCAAACCCACAGACCCACGAGGAGCTGGTGATTGCACTGGCAACCCTGAGGGGTGAGCTAATGGTGAAGGAGCAACAGCTAGCCAGTATGCGAAACAGTAGGGACAGCTACCAAGACATGTACACCAAAGTCAAGGTATACATCCAGAACAGTATTGACAACGATAACTGGACCGATGAGGAGCTTGACGAAATCTTCTGGGAAGAGCTATCCGAAATGCTTGACCTAGAAATCACCAAGATTGTTGAAATCCTCATCACAGCCGAGTGGTCAGCATCCGTGAAGATAAAGCGGGGTCAGGACGTTGATGACCTAGACATCTCGGTTGATGAGCCGAGCATGTCACGATTCAGCTCAGGCGACTTGAGTGATGTGTACGAGAGAAGCTTCGAGGTTACCGAAGCCTAAGCACCACCGCCTGACTGGCAGACACTGGGGTTCGAGTCCCCAGCAGGCACGATTAGTCAACTAGACTGGTCATAACTAAACCGAAGGGAGCACCACAATGAATACAACACCAAGACCGCTGAACGAGCTAGCCGAGATTATCTTCAAGGATGGCAGAGGCAAGTCATGGTTCAATATCGCCAAGCACTACGTTGAGCCAATGTTTAGCATGACCGATGCTAAGCAAAACTACTACCACGACAGTGGTACCAGCGTGGTCCTGTACGCACTGAGCAACCTCCAGTACTGGAGGGGCGACGTTGCGAAGCAAGTCAAGCTAGAGCTGAAGCAACACCTAAAGCTAGCAGGATACGTCCTTAACTAATACTTGCTCCCCCAAGCGTCCTGAGCATGACGATAAAAGGCTCTATAAACATGCCCGCCTACAGGGGACGGCTGGAAAGGTGCGATGTGTGTGGTGCCTTGTAGATTTGACCTAGACCAGGTAGCACAAGGCAAGCCTGGCAACCTAAGGAGCAAACATCATGAACGAAAGAGCACAAAACGCAGTAATTGGTTGGGTCCAGGACGCTAGTCATGGTTGGCTAGCAGTCGACCTGGACGAGGAGGCAGGCTTCCCTGATGCCGAGCGATTCGCTTCCAACTTCTCTTACATGGACTACGCAGGCAACAATTTCTGTGGCATTGTCTACCTGGAGGAGGACCAGGACGCACCAGCGTTCATTAAGCACTACAACCTGGACGGCAGAGCCTGGTCTACTCGTGAGCTACCTGAAGAGAACAAAATCAGGGACTTGCCTCGTGGCGAAGCCAAGACTCAGGCTGAAAAGTTCATTGACGACCACTTCCAGGTAATCGTTGTGAAGTAGCCCCACTAGCCGAAATACCCTGCCAGCTCCCCCTGGCAGGGTATTTCTTTGCCCAAAATCGCCTACAGGGGACGGCTGGAAAGGTGCGTTGCGTGCGGTGCCTGATAAATTAGCCGTAATGCCAAACTGGCAGAAACGATAGGAGCAAACATCATGGACAACTACAAGGCAATAGCAACCAAGCTAGCCAACAGGGAGCCTTTTACAGGCAACAGCCTCAAGGCTTACTGGGTGAGTGTTGACGGCGGGCATGAATACCAAGTCATTAGCTATAACACCGTAATTGCTCGAAGCAAGCACCTAGACAACGCTTGGGTGAGCCCTGAGCGATACAGCAACACAACCAGCAGAGCCCAGAACCTAATCAAGCGGGCATGGGGGTTGACTACCGCCTAAACAGCCCTGTAAGCCCCGTAGACCCCGCTAGCCCCGCTGGCGGGGTCTTTCCCTATCTGCGGGGCTGGCGGGCCCTCTGGGGACGGCTGGAAAGGTGCGTTGCGTGCCCTGTTGGTAATGTTGGCAGGGTTAGCTATGACAGACATAGCTAGCACCGCATTACTGCTAGACATAGCAAGCCCTGTTGATTCTCAATTTTTGTGAATTGTGGGGCGGGCTTGGCTAGCTAAAAACCGATAACTAACCGAAAGGCAGAAAAATGATTTACAAAACAGAAAATGACACTTACCAAGTAAGCGTGAACCCTCGCCCAAATGGCTTGGAGGTTCAAGTGAGCTTTTGGGACGGTGAGGATTTCATCATCAAATACGAACAGTTCGTAATTGCCGACAGTTGGTATGAGGCAATAACAGACGCATTAGTAGAGTCTGGTTTTGATTGGGAAACCGCCGATTGGCAGGTAAACAAATGGGGCATTACCTTGCCAGATGACGAAGAATAACGATTTGATAACAAAGCCCTAAATGTGCTTGACACGCCTAAACACTAGGCAACAATTAGAACAGCAACACCCAACCAACCGAAAGGACAGCAACAAATGACAACGCAACGATTCTATGACCTATGCGACAACGCCCCAGAATACGCCGAAAGCACCGCCCATCTGTTTAGTTGGTGTGAAGGGAACTACAATTTTCCCGCCCCCTCCAGCTTGTTTCTTGACATGATTGGATACAGCGAGGAAGAACACGGCATGAACCTAACAGCCCAAAAAATGCCTAACCTTGGCTACCTTGAAATTGACATGTTAGCTAAAGCCATGACCGAATACGCCAGCCGTCCAAATGATGTTTACGCTTTTGTTGAAAAACTCATGAACAACTACACCGAAGAAGAAGAAACCGAAGAAGAGCTAGAAATTGACATAACCAACCCAACCAGCCCGAAAGGATACCAAAATGCCTAACAGACTCGAAATTGACGAAATGACCCGCAACGCTAGGGGTATCGCTTGGGATACTTGCCACAAAATCTACATAATCCTTGACGATGAAGAAATGGAGAAAATGCGGGGTTATGGCTATGACTGCCTAATCTCTGCCGATGAGATGACCCCTGAACAAATGACTTGGCAGGTGTTGGCTTGGTATCGTGAGTCTTGCGAGCTGAGATTCATTGACACTTGTTCATCAAAAGACGGAATAGCCGTCTTGGTTGGACAGGGGGTATAGCGATGAGCAAATGCCAAGACTGCCACGCCCCTATTGACTGGGACGAGGGCGGTTTCATCTGGGACGGATTAGCCTTTTGCGGATTCCATGACCCTGAGGGCGGTGAGGCGTGATGAAATGCCAATGTTGCGGGTGGAACAGCCCCAATGTGTCCAAACTAGCTTTCTGCCCAAAATGCGGAATAGATAAAGTTATCCACAGCCGTAAACGCTAGTTGTGTATAACTTTTTACGGAATCCAAGTCGGTAGCCTTAAGTGATACCTGCTCACTACTCATCTACTCATGAGCAGATTAGTAAGCAACGCCTATCTTCTTAAGACTTCAATAGGAGAACAAAAAAACTAAAAAAACCCTTGATTTTTAGCGGGTGATTTTTGCCCAATTTGCCCCACAATCCCCACAATCCTAAAAATCGCTATAAACTGAGCAGATGTGTAGATTTACCTACTCAGATACTCATTAGCTCAGAAAACTAGAAAGGAACCAAAATTGACCACTTACCACCCAAAGTTTGGGGAGCTTTACAGCCCCAAAGAGGTAGCAGACCTTACAGGTTTTACTGCCAACCAACTACGCAACTGGCGACAGCGACAAGGTGAAACCATGCCTTTTGGATTCATTAGACAAGGCGGGACAAGCTTTTACAGAAAGGTTGTTGTTGATGCTTGGCTTGAAGAAAATGACGGCGGTATCGCTGAGTATGTCATGTCAGACCTAGACAAGCGATTCCCTATTGAGCGAGAACTCGCAACCGACAGGGACAAGGTAGAGAACCTCAAAAAGCTACAAGGCATTACAACAGCCAACGCCTACCTGAAATGGTATCAGTGGTATTGCGACAGCTCTGGCTTGACCTTTAGCGAGGCTAGCAACAAGGTAGAACAATGGCAAAAGGAACTCTGGTCATTACATACAGGGCTACCGCTTGACCAAATCAGCAAGTTCCCTACCAGAAAACAGCGAGGCGAACAGCCTGAGCACTACTGGCTTGGTTGGACTTGGGCTATGCGTAAAGCCTACGCAGATGTCTATAACCTTGATGTTTCCAATCAGGAGATACTTGACCTACCTGCTGGAGATGTCCCACCCCTAAAAGAAACTTCATAACGATTAGATAACGAAACGGCAAATGTGCTTGACCTAGCCAACCACTAGGCAAGAATAGGAATAACCAACCGAAAGGAGAAACAAATGATTCAAGAGCTATGCCCTCTATGTGAGGGCGACCACCTAGAAACTTGCCACATTGACGGCGATTGGGTTGTCAAGTTCTACTTTGGCAAGACAATCGTTTCAACAAGCGTTATAGCGGGTAGCAAAGAACAAGCTATTCGCTTTGCTGAAACAGAAGTATCTGACCAGCTAGGGCTTGAAACCATTGTAATCAACAGCCCTGATGAGATAGATGTTGAGCTTTGCGGGGTGTATGCCTGATGAGCAATCCGATTATGAACTATGAGTTCAATGTATGGGGCGAGAGCGAGGCTACCCTTGCCCTTGTTGCCTATCCATTGGTGTATGAAACCGACACCGATTATGACAACAATGTCAAGCTGACCTGTGATTACAGCGAGGCTACCTCACACGTCCTACGCCTTACCTTTCCAAAAGACCTAAAGGCTATGGAATACCTGCTTGATGACCTATACATCAACCACTACCCCCTAACTGATTATGATGACTGGCTAGACGCTACGGCTATGCCTGAGGACTGCCCTGATGTCATAACAGATTTCCTACTATCACTACCAGAAAACAAACTAGAAATGGAGAACGCATAATGGCATTACAGCACCACTTTGTTGTCGTTGTAGAGGACGGCAAGATGTTTATTGACTATGACACAACTGACCACAAGTTCTATGAGGGCTCGGTTTGGAACACCGAGATTGAGGACTGGGAAGCAAATTATGAACACGCACAGGAATACACCAAAGCCCAAGAAGCACTATGGGACAAACTAAACCAAGAAATGGAGAACGCATAATGGCAACAGTAAAAAGCCTCATCAACCAACTGAAAAGCCACCACGATTTAGATGAACCAATCGTGTTTCAGTATTTCGTGGCAGAACACACCGACCTAGACGAACAAGAGTTCGGTGAGGTTGCTGATTACCTAATGGACAACGACAACTTTGCCGAGGACGCTACCGACCTATTCAGAGGTTGGATTACTGAAGCTAGCGACATTGTGAACGAGGAAGAAAAAGAGGACGCATAATGCCCACCTATGAAATCTGGTATGACGAAACATACACCTACAAGGCTTGGTTCACAGCCGACAGCGAAGAACACGCAAGAGAGCTACTCAACGAAATTGAGGAAGCTGAAGCTGAGTGGGACAGCCTGAAAGACTTTCAATCAAAGGACAAGGGCTACCACCTAGAAATAGAGCTATCAACAATCAGCAAAATTGAGGAGAACTAATGATAGATAGCAAAACCTACCTAACAATCATCAGCGACATCTTAGACATCATTGCCGAAATGCGTGAGTCTGGAAACTATGATGACAACACACTAGAAACCATTGAAAACAGACTAGAGAAGATGTAAGGAGAACAAATGAGATACACAAATGTAGAGCTCCAATGGCATGACATGCCAGAACGCACTTTCACAGCCTTAGTTGGCATTGGTGAGTGGGTTGAGGAAGAAGATGATGAACGAGTGTTCTTTTACTTCACCAACGAAGAAGAGCTTGAATTAGCTAAGCGACCTGAGGGCATTGAAGATTTCCGCATACTAAGCGAGGTTAGCTATGTTTGACATCGGATACCAGATAGCAGAACGACAGATACCACAGGACAGGCTTAGTGCCTATGCCAAGGGCAGACGTGATGAACAGTATGCCTTTGAGTCATTACTAAACGCTATGGTGCTTGACCGCACACTAGACATCGCAACAGGACACATGATTATGGGATACCTAATCAACATTGACAGACGACCAAAAGTGGAGGCATAACAATGTGTAATTTAGATGACAGCAACACAGAGCTAGACAGAATCATGGAATCACTTGACCTGATAAGCATTGAGCTAAAAGTTTTAGCTGAAGTAGCACAGGACATTGAGCTGAGAGTCAAAGCATTGGTAGGCGATGATGAATGAGTTAGAAGTGAACATCGTCTTTGATAGCGGTGCTGAAATGAAATGTGGCATGACTGAGCTTGCTTGGCAAGTATTCAAGAAAGACTTAGCTCAGACTCCAAGTGTCAGCCGAGTGGAAATCAGAAATGCTAACGGCGTTGTCTGGTCTGTGCTTTACAAGGAAGAGCTGGAGATGACTTTTGTATAGGCAGGACGCTATGTTCTATGTAAACACACCTAGCTTTGAGGTAGTTGCCAAGTATGGTCGCTATGAAGTTGTTAGGAACGGCTACATGAGAATAAACAACATGACTACTGGTGATGTTTACCGATACACCAGTGATTTAGAGAAAGCTGGCTACACCGATGACATCTTGCTAGCTGAGGAGATTGACAATGGCGAATTAGAAATCATTGACAACCCTTGGTTTGAGGTTTGGGATAGCCAAGAACTTTCACCAGATTCACCAGTATTTGACAACCACCGCCATGCTTGTAAAGAAGCGTGGGAATTAGCGAAACAGGAGATAGAAGCGTATGTATAGAAAGACAGAATACGAAATGAACAATGTTGATTTGTGGGTGAGCGAAGATGGCTCATACGGCTCAGGCGACATTGCTTTCTTTAGCACCGAAGATTGGACAGGCAAAGAGTTCAACGAGCTTGATGAAGCCCCTGAGAGCGAGAAGCTTGAAACGGCTATGCGTATCCACAAACGCCTATCAAGGCGAATGACCCAAGAGAAACTGAATCGCATTGATGTCAGAGTGTTCATCATTGACAGCGATGGCGTAGAAGAAATCAAATAATAAAGGGGGCTGAGAAAACCCAGCCCCCCTCACCGAAAGGAGAAACATAATGAGTATGAGAACACATCATGAATACAGGGAACCACCCCTGCCGTATCAGAATAAACCTGCTTTGCCACTAAAGTATCCCGACACGCTAGGTTTGTATGCCTTTGGTCTGGCTTTCCTTGGCTCAGCTGGAGCCATGATGGCTGTGCTATTTAGCCCAATGGCACACCAATTTGTTGAGCAGGATAGGCTATTCCTAGCTGTGCTGACAACCTTTACCACATCAACCACATTCAACCTATTCGCTAACGAGATGAGAGAGATACTCAAATGAGCTACGAATACAAGCATGTGGACGAGATGATGACCTTTGATGGTGTTGCTTGGACGGCACAGGTTTTTGATAATCACCAGAACCTTATCTGTGATGTCATGAACTACGGCACAGGACTAGGCAATGTCTACAAGTGGCACAGCGAGGAGGGCAAGGAAGCAATGATTGCCAACGCCTTACAGGACTTCCAAGGCAGTATGGAGCCCCTTGATGAGTTTGTCCATGCCTTATGGGCTGGCGACTTTATGGGGCATCATGTGCCTGAAGATGACCTATTTTGAAGCTTCCTAAGCACCTTACGGATAGCTTGACCTATAACAAGTGGCTCAAGGAAGGCACTAATGATTGGGTCAAAGATGGAATCCTACTAAGTATCTACCCCTCAAGTATGGGTCGTATGTATAAAGTAGAGTATGAAACAGCAACAAAGTCTGGCAATGATTTAGTTCACATTGACAGGCTAACCAAAATAATCGAAGGAATGGAGAAACCAAATGTCAGATAAGTATGAACAGCTTGTAGCAGATGCTAAAGCTAAGTTGATTACGGGAGCCCCGAAAGCAACTAAAGAGAACAAGAACGCTATTGAAGCAACAGACCCGATTCTCGCTAACGAATTGTTAGCAGAGCGACAGGGCATCGTTGATGAAATCAAGATGCTCACCTCTCGTAAGACTGCTATCGAGGACATCATCAAAGATGCCATCGGTGCTAAGGACGAGCTACACATTCACGGTGCGAAAGTTGCGAGCATTGCTCGCTGGCGTGAAACAGCGGTGCAAACCGATGTTGTCAAAGAAACTTTCCCGCTTGTTGATTACCCAGAGCTTTACAAGCGTAGTAGCAAGACAAGGCTGACGATTCACTAATGCCAAGTGTTAGGGAGAGGTGTAGTTGTGGTGCTGAGATGGAAATAACCGACGCACCTCTTCCTAACGCACTCGCATCTGTCAAGTCATGGCGAACCAATCACCTTTGTAATCCACCTGAGAAGGAGATACAAGCGATACATGGTAGCCCAGGAGACTTAGACAGAGCAATCGGATTTGCACCAAGCGAACACCCAGCAAAAGAATACGACCCATTTGATGACAGGAGAAACTAATGACCTATGTATGGATAAAGCAGAGCGAGGGCTCATTGCGGTATGTAGATGACATACACCTACCACCTTGCAACACTTGCGGTGAGCGTGTAAGTACTTGCACCTGCAATGAACCAAAAGAAGAGAACAACATGTGTGCCTCATGTAATGGCGACTGCCGTTGCGATTACGAGTATGACCGTATGCGTGAGAAAGAGAATGAAGAAGCTCAGGACTGGGGAGACGACAGCTAATGTTCAGATGCGAGATTTGCGACGCTTGGTATGACGACTCCGAGCGTGATGAAGAATTAGTTGCACCAACTTGCAAGGACTGTGGTGCTGTATGACGATGTGCTGTTTGACTATCAAAAGCAAGCTTCCAAACGGATAGCTGAACAGCGACGCATCTTATTAGCAGACCAACCAGGACTAGGTAAGACACTAGAAGTATTGGGAGCATTGGAGCTTGTAGGATTACTTAGCAAGCCCAGCAACATACTTATCCTGACTCCTATCATCAACGCTCAGACAACTTGGCGAGACAGCATCGAACGATTTGTTATGCCTCGCCATGAAGTCAATCTGATTGATGTATCCAAGGGCACAGCACCTCAGAAGATAAAGGCTATGGGGCAGGTATCCGAGGGGGTAAACATTGTGCTTGCTAACCACAACGCAATCGATAGACCGAAGGAAGAGCTTAGAGTTTCTAACATTGTTGACATTGACTACGACGCTGTAATCATTGACGAGTCGCACATGGTTTTGCCAATCAAGAATCCAAGAAGCATGACTAACTTCTGGCGAGGATTGAAGCGCATACCATACAACTCAGATGCAATTCGTATCGCAATCTCAGGAACCCCTGACAGGGGCAAGCTGGAGAACAGATACGGCACATGGCTGTTCCTTGACCCTTGGAAGACCGAGACAAGCAAGTGGGATTGGTTGGAGAAGAACTTCGTGATGTATGAGCAGAAGGTTGCTCGCAATCGCACAGTCAAGATGGTGGGTGCATTGCGTTCACGAACTACTTGGACCGAGAAGGACAAGCAGATGATGATTCGTCGCACCAAGCAAGAAGTATTGCCACAGCTACCGCCTAAGCGATACATCGATGTTGAGCTTGAGCTGTCCAAGGCACAGAAGACTGCATACTTCGACAAGCAAGCAGAAACTAAGCGTGCAGTATTTGATGCTCAGGTCGAGGAGCGAGATAACTCTGAGGCTATGGTGTTTGCTATCCGTGCCCGTCAGTTGGCTACATGTAGTTGGGTGCCCGCCGATGACACAATGACACCGCTGATTGGTGGCGAGTCATCGAAGCTTGAGTGGTTGATGGAGTGGCTAAGTGAGCGTGGCTTTATCGAGCATGATGAGATGGCTGACAATCAAGCAAAGGTTGTAATCGTTTCACAGTTCTCGATGGTGTTGCACTGGCTTCACCAGGAGCTAGCTCTCCAGGGAATCAAGTCAGCAATCCTTGACGGTAGCGTGCCATCGGCTAAGCGTGATGAGATACAGCGAGTCTTCCAAGACAAAACATCACCACTTCGCATAGTGTTGTTATCAGGCTCCATGGGTGTCGGCATCACGCTCGACGCTGCAGACGATTTGATTATGTTGGATTCACCTTATGACCCCGACAGAGTTGAACAGATTGAAGACCGTGTACACCGTGCATCAAACATGCACCATGTCACGATTTGGAATCTAATCGCCAAGGACACGATTGACCAAGCAATCGCTGAACGAGTATCAGAACGCTACAAGATTACAAGAGCGATGATGGACGGCACCCGTGGAGTTGACTTTGCACGCAACATAATAAACCTAATAAGAAAGGATGAAGATGATAACGAAAATTAAGTTTGAACGGCTGGGAGCTAACACTAAGATTCCAACGATTCAGTTTTACGGCGATAGCATCTTCGATGTTGTCAAAGTTATCGAGACCGAGGCAACCAAGGAAGGCATCAATCTAGGGCTAATTGACTACCGTTGGGACCCTATGGGCGACGGCAAAAACTACCTGCTCAGGCACGCCTCCAAGTCGGTTATTGGAGTATTTACCATCGAGAATGTCGGTGGGTAGTAGTATAGTGATTTACCTAAGGAGACGTAATGCCAGTAAAGATTCTTGATGTAGCCCCTAGTGACTACAATCCAAATGACAAGCAAGCCTATGATGCTGCACAGCAGTGGCTCAAACGCATACCAGAACTATTCATCACCGACAGAGCTAGACAAACCGTTATCGGTATCAGCGAGGTTGGTATGGATTGCCGTAAATGTGTAGCTCGTAAGCTCGCTGAGAAACCTCGCACGCCAGATGGCTCATGGTTTCCTTTTATTGGCACCGCCGTCCACGAACAGCTAGAGCTTGGCTTTGCACGCTGGGCTGATGACTACAAACTCGAAGAGAGATTGTTTGTCCACGAATACAAGAACCTAAAACTTGCTGGCTCATGCGACATGTTTGCTTACAACGCTGGTGTTGTCAACGATTGGAAGGTTGTTGGCGAGCGTGCTATCAAAGAAGCAGCGCAGGGCAAGATAAAGAACCAGTATCGCATCCAGGCGATGCTTTACGGTCTCGGATGGAAAAAGAAAGGCTTCGATGTGACTCATGTCGCATTGTCGTTCCTGCCAAGAGATAAAGATTTGCCAGAAGCCCAAGTAGTGATGCTTCGCTACGATGAAGAGCTGGCTATGAAAGCTCTAGCAGAGCTAGAGATAATGATTGATGCAGCTGAGCTAGTTGGCTGGGATGCAGTAATCGAGAAACAACCAAAAGCTTCCTTCTGCTGGGATTGCAAAAAGTATGAACAGCAGGATGAAGGCGATGTATCATCGCTAATCTAATAAACACTAAAAAACAAGATAAGGTAAATAAATCACATGGTTGAATACAATGAGGCACTACCAGACCCGAACTCACTACTAGGTTCTAAGTCTGTTCCTTCACTATCCTTCAAGGATGTTGAAGTTGGCACCCGCTTCGAGGGTGTTATCACCGACCTGAGAACTGTTCAGGTCAGAAACTATGACGACCCGAACAAACTAGAGTTCTGGGACGATGGCAAGCCAAAGCTTCAGATTGAAGTCACGATTGCTACCGACTACAACGACCCATCACTAGATGAAGATGACGGCACTCGCCGTGTCTATCTATTTGGTCAGAAACTTCAGGCTGCAAAGGCTGAGATGAAAGCCAAGGGTATCGACAAGCTGGAGAAGGGATTCAAGTTCGCTATTGAGTTCACTGGCACCAAGCCATCCAGCAACAAGCGCTACAACGACGTAAAGCTGTACGCTATTGAGGTCACCCCCTCAAAATCAAACCCTGATGTAGACGCATTGCTAGGTGACATGGGCGCTAAGCCTGTCGCATCGGCAGGTAAAGCATCTGGTGCTAAACTATCTGCAGCACAGGTAGAGAAGGCCCAGAAGCTAGCATCAGCTGGTTTTGTGGCTAGCGAGATTGCTGAGACAATGGGAGTCTCTGAAGACTCCGTAGCCTCAGTGCTCGATACCTTCTAGGTCCACCCCCACAGGGAGCCCAGCGTTATGAACGGATAATACTGGGCTCCCACCAATCTTTACGAAAGGATGACATGGCTATCACCAAGCCATTCCAAGAGCTACTAGAGCGACTTGGAAGAGACTCCGATGAATCACTAGCGGTCTGCTATCAGTCAGCGACCCAGGGCTTCAGAGTCAAGAAGACTAAGGTTCAGCACGCCGACATAGTTGTCGAGGCACTGAACGACCTCAACGCAAACGTATGGTTTGAGATAAACCCATCCGATGCAGAACTTCGAGCACGTGCTGAGGACATCACAAGGCTCGCTGCAGTATGGATTGACATTGACTACAAGCAAGGTGGTATCCAGAATGAAGCATCAGCTAAAGAACTTATCAACTTGCTTACAAGTCTCATTGGTGTCTCTCCTACTGCTGTTGTACATTCGGGGCATGGGCTACAGCCGTACTGGGCGATTGACCCCGAAGAAGAACTTACCCAAGAGCAGTCAGCGGGGCTTATTCAGCGCTGGGGTGCATTCGTTCGGTGGTTGGCTGCTTCGCAAGGCGGGCAGATTGACTCGGTGTTCGACTTGCCCCGTATCTTCAGAGCGCCTGGCAGCGTTAACCACAAGGATGTGGCTAATCCAGTACAAGTACGTGTAGATTTCCCAGACAACTGGAGACCGCTTAGCTACGAAGAGATTCACGAGATTCTAATTGCTCACGGCTTTGCAAGCGTTGTCACTATGCCTGATAGCTTTGATAAGATTTCGGAACACAACGAGTGGGAGTTCGCTACTCAAGACTGCCACTGGGTTGGAAACTTATTCAGCTCAGTAAAGCCATCCAACGGTGTGCCTAAGTCTCGTCACGGCTGGTTGCTTCAGCAACTTGTCAAGATAAATGCAGCTCACCGCAACGGATGCATTACTGAAGCGTCAGCCAACTTGATGCTTGAAGTTCTTACAGAGCGATTCAAGTTCTTCTTGACCCAAGCACCTTCCCGACAAATCAACCAAGGTGAGATAGCTGGCGCTAACAAGTGGGCTATTGCCAAGATTGAAACGATGAGCGAAGCCAAGCTAAAAGAAGAGCTTCGTGGTCACGAGCACAAGGATTTATTCACAGGTAGCCCAGAAGACGCCCTCTTCGAGCGCCCAGCAGATGGTCAGTACGATGATGACGAGCTAGCCCAGATTTACAAGGATAGCTACGGAACCTACGGCAAGACTGACGCTGCTAACGCTCGCAGGCTGGTCTACTTTATGCGTGGCGATTACAAGTACGTGACAGATGTCGGATGGCACCGCTGGGACGGCACTAGGTATGTGCTTGACAAGGAAAAGGCAATCATGCAGACTGCTATTGATGCAGCTGAGTTTGTACAAGAAACTGCACCACCCCCAGACCAGATGAAATGGGCTGAGGCATCAACCAATAGAGACAGGATACAAAATGCCATTATCATTGCTGGGACCGACGATGAAGTCCTTGTCCATGCAGTCGAACTGGATGCGGAGGCGAATGCTCTCTGTACTCCTAGCGGGATTGTCAATCTCCGAACAGGTGAGATTAGGGATGCAGTCAAGGGTGTTGACCTCAACACTCGGCAGACGGCTGTCCCTGCCAGAGATATTCCTACTCCGCTTTGGAACGAGTTCCTCAGGGAAGTGGTTGAAGATGAGGATAGGATTGCGTACCTGCAAGAACTGTTCGGGGCGACGCTGTTCGGGGATTCACGGTATCACGTTCTTCCTGTTCTAGTCGGAACTGGAGCTAACGGTAAATCCACACTGCTTGATGTAGTGTCAGGCATCCTTGGCGACTACTCTGCATCGATGCCAGAAAACTTCTTGCTTGATACAAGTAGCACAGCTCACCCAACTGAGATTGCACGTCTTCGTGGAGTTAGGCTAGCTGTAGCCTCTGAGACCAGACCTGACGGCAAGTTCAACGAGTCTCGTGTGAAGATGCTTACTGGTGGCGACATGCTTTCAGCACGCTTCATGAACCAGAACTTCTTTGACTTCAAGCCAACTCATACTTTGTTCTTGGCAGTAAACCACTTGCCAGAAGTAAAGTCTGGTGGCGATGGCTTCTGGAGAAGACTCCGTAAGTTTGATTTCCGCAAGACAGTGCCAGTTGAGAAGCGTAAAGAGAACCTAGCTGAGACGCTGGTTGAGCAAGAGGGCCCAGGAATCCTGCATTGGATGGTCCAAGGCGCTGTACGCATCACCAACCAGGGCATGACAGAGCCTGAGTCAATTCGCCTGGCTACTCAGTCTTACCGCCATGAAGAAGACCACATTGCCAAGTTCATCGACGAGAAGATTTTGGTATCAGACACTTCCTCAGTCACCAAGACAGCCGTATTCAACGCTTACCGAGACTGGTGTTCAGATAACGGCGAGCGCCCAATCACCCAGAATAGCTTCGCCAGAGAGCTTCGTTCTCGCTTAGGCATCAGCGAATCTGAATCTGTTGGCTACAAAATGTTTGTAGGAATTGAGCTTCTCAAGATAGACTCAATAAGCAACGAAATGGCTGTACAGGAAATGATGGGAACGCTGGATGATGAGCCCGACAAATACTGGCGCTGACCCTTGCTTTAGTTGCAGGGCTGGATACCATAACGAATGCGAAATGGTTTGGAAATTTGAGGATGTTGACTGCTGTTGCGGTGGTGAAGTAAAGTTCACGGCAACAGGGGAAGTTAAGGACAATGGGCAAGATGAAGGAATACAGGGACATAGCTCGTCATCAGAAGGAATTGATACGGGCTATATCTCAGATGGATACGATGGAAACAAGTCACTGGCTGACTACAAAGACCCCATCTCCACGGGTAGAAAACGTGCAGCGGAAATGTACCCTATCCAAGCTGGCATGGTTTGTGAGTGGGCTGGTCTTAAGTTCGCTGGTGGTGGTGTTGTTCCCATTGTTGGCTGTGTAGGCAGACCAGCATCAGACAGGCATCATGGGCCTGACAAAAACACAATGAACAATGCACCATCGAACATGCACAGGATTTGCGATTACTGCCACAACACTTGGCACGCTGCCAATGACCCATTCTATGGCGAGCGCCCAGAACATACTCAGCCGTTTATTCCAAAGGGGAAACAAGGCGATGATTGGTTTTTACACGATTCAGTTACGAAGGCGACCACTGCGGAAATACTTGAGGCAGAAGCTAAACGTGTTGAAGAGATGGGCTAGCCCTTGGCTACAAACTTCTGTCCTCGGAAGTAAGCAACGCCATCATTAATTTGCACTAACTCAAAGAACTCTTTACCGTCGTCATCGATGGTGACTACTGTGACTCCCTGTTGCCAGTTCTCGTAATGCTTAGCTGCTGTTCCATCAATCTTTGTGCTTCCGTTGACACTGGGTACTGACCCATCCACTTTGCAAAGACATCCTGGACTAACTGCGATTGATTTGATTGGTCCACTTCTATCAAAGACTGTTCGGCTTTGTAGCTCTTGTCTGTGGACGTGTCCGAAGATTGTGGAGATGTGAGGGGTGTCGTTTGTATAGGCTGCAGCGGTGGAACCATTGCTCCGTACCTTAGTGCCATGAATCGCACGAAGGGTTTCGCTAAGCCAGTAAGCACCCGCTGGGTAAGCGTCAATGTACTCAACCCCAATTTCATCAAGTCGTAGAAGGTAAGGAATGCTCATTACTGGCAGTTCCTCAGCATTGGCACGCTTTAGTCCCCATGCACTAGCCGTATTAATCATAATGAATTTCTCCATACGGCGGTCATGATTTCCTTCGATAAGGACGATGTGGGCATTTGGCCCTGCAGCTGCACGCTGCTCCTGCAAGAACTTATGGCCCCTGTCAAAAGCAGACTGGGTAGTGCCAGCAAAGGCAGCTTCCTGCTCGAAGCGCCCTTGGCTAGGTAGGTCTAGGAAATCCCCTAAGTTGATTACGCCGTCGATGCGGTCATTGTGGTAAAGCCAGTTGGTGATTTGTAGGGCAACATCCATTGCCTTCTCGTCATGGAAAGATAGCCACTTGCCATCAATGTGGCGATACCCAATCTGTGGGTCAGGCAGGATAGACCAAACTTTATGCTTGCTCTTTACCTTTTTAGGCTCTTTGGGGTTGTTGATGTAGACAGGCTTAGCTGGCTGTACTAAGTTCCACTCTGGCTGAGGCTGTAGTCTCTCAAGCACAAGCGCACTTTCTTGACCTGTGTAATCTCACTTGCTCATCATAACACTTGAGGCCACGCTCAGTGAGAGCTTTAGCTAGCCCTACATTTTGCCAGCGAGAATCCGCCAGGCTTTCGTCAAGTATCTTGAGGTCTTTAGCAGATAGGGTATCCCTAGCGCTTTTATAGAAAGCGCAAATGGCTTCTCTTTGAGGCGGGGTGAGGCCTTCTAACATGGTCGTCTCCTTCATGTATTACTTGAAGCTTAGTGGCCCCTGCAAAGGCATGTCAAGCACTCTAAAGGGGTGAGTTTTAGTCCCTTTTGCTAGGCTTTGAGTCCTTGTCAGCAATCTTACCAAAGCTCTTGTTGATTTCATCAGCGTCAATCCTGCCGTCTGCTAGGTAGGACCTAGATAGCTCCTGGGCAACGTCGATGATTCCAGCAAATGCAGCCATAGCGACAGCCTGAGCTACCTCTAGGCCGATTACGGCTCCACCTACGAAGATACCAGTGACCTTCAGCACGATTACTGCAAATGTTCTACGAGCGATGTCTAACCACATGGCTTATTTCCTTGTCTTTTTAGTGTTAACAGTTGGCTTAGCTGTCTCTACTTTTTTGACTGGTTCGTGCACTGGTGCAGGGGCTACCTCGCCAGTGTCAGGAGTTGCCAGGTTTACTGATTGCTTTAGCTCCCATTGTTCAATGGTTGCTCTAACAAACTTTAGCGGGTCTACAAAGCCCTTACCGTCTGATGTCCAACGGTGAACCTTGCCCTTGCAAATCTCGAAATGTAGGTGGCGACCAGCAGATGCGCCAGTATTTCCCATGATGCCAAGTCGGGTTCCAGCCTTGACCTTCTCGCCCTTGGTAACGGTCAAAGAGTTCTCAACCATGTGGGCATAGCGAGATGTGTACCATTCGCCGTTAATCTTGGAGCGGATATCAACATACCATCCAACCCCACCAAGGGAGCCATCTGGGTTCTTTAGTTTAGAGGTGCCAGCTGCAACGACAGTGCCATCGTGCCAGGCTTCGTTCCAAATCTTGGCCTTAGGGCCCCAAAGGTCACAGCCGTTATGATGCTTTTTGTACTTTTCTATAGGATGTATTCTCCATCCAAAAGGACTCGTGACCTTCCAGTCTTTCTTGAATACGCCGTCAAGGGGCATCTGAGGTTTAGTTTGCATACCCCTATTGTACCAGACTACAGCAAAGTGGTTATGCCCAGGTTATGTTGCCTGCTCCTGCAGTAATTGAAGTAACCCTGAAGCTACCGTCATTTGCTGTCGTTCCTGTCAGGCCAGCTCCAATTTGTGCTGTGTATAGATTCGGGTATCTTATGATTACAATGCCAGAGCCACCGTTTGAAGGCAACACATTGTTGTTTACTCTAAAACCACCACCACCACCACCACCTGTGTTAGCAGTTCCAGGCGTAGATGCACCAGGGCCGTCGGTCGCACCACCACCACCACCACCAGTACCACCAGTACCAGGAGTGTAGCGACCACCGCCACCACCACCACCAGCACGAGTAACAGACGTTCCAGTTATAGAAGAAGCTGTTCCATTTCCGCCGTTGCCACCAATTAGGTTATCGTTAGGCTGTCCAACGGCACTAGCACCACCACCACCACCACCGCCAGGAATGAAGCCTCCCCCAGCGCCACCACTTCCACCATTGTTTCCTTGACTTGGTGTAGTTGCAGGAGTGTTTCCAGCTCCACCATTCACAGCAGGGTTCGAGCCTCCACCACCACCAGAACCACCAGCAATACCGTTTTCAGCTCCGTTTCCACCTCTACCGCCACCAGCACTTGTAAAAGTGTGAAATACTGAATTAACACCGCTAGTGCTCTGTGCGACTCCGCCTGCCCCAATTGATACAGCAAAAGTAGAAGCTGGGTTTATAATTGAACCTGAGAATGCTCGGTATCCGCCAGCGCCACCGCCACCGCCACCGCCACCGCTAGCAGAGTAACCGCCACCGCCACCGCCACCGATTACAAGAAGGTCAACGGAAAGCTCAACGGCACTTGCGTTGCCAGCAAGCATCGTATTGTATTTTCTGTTATTTGCAATGCCCGCCATTTTTAGGCTTTGATTAGCCATAATTAGTCCTAAAGGTCTATTTCGCTACCGAACAAAGAAAAAGACAGATTTGCTGTGCTTCCATAAATTGTTATTACATCTGTTGTTGCAAGGGTCAAACCCAAAGTTAGGGTTGTCGAGTCCCCACCACCAACAGCTACGTCATAAGCTACATAGTGCTCATTTGCTAAAGTTGCTGCAGCGGGTCGTACGGCTACTCTGTAGGACGCATTTGCACCCGACCTATTGGCAATCACTAAAGTAGAAACAACTGTTTCTTTTAGCGCTGGTACGGTATAAAGAGTAGTGTTCGTAGTTGCGCTAGGAGCTACCTGTCCTAGAACTTTGTACCTTGTTGCCATTTTAGGCTCCCATCAATAAGAATGAACTAAAGTTTGCTTCGCCAGGTGCACCTGGTGCACCATTAGTACCATTGGTACCATTTGTACCGTTAGTCCCAGCTGGACCAGCTGGTCCAGCTACAGAAATACCCTGACTTTGCCAAGTAGAGCCGTTCCACTTCCATGTAATGCTGCCTACTGTAAAGGTGTCATTGACGGCTGGGCTGTTTGGGAAATCAATTGCTGGCATAGCTACTATTGTACCTTACTCTGCTGGGGTTTCGGAAAAGTCTACGATTACCCAGTTGCCTACTTCTTCGTCCCAAGCATAAGTTAAACCATCAGTTGGGTAAGCAACTGGGGCTTCCCAATTAGCAGTTTCTTCGTCAAGTACCCAAGACGCAAATGGTTTAGGTGGGATAAATGCGTCAAGCTCAGCATCGTAAGTAAAGCCAAGTCCAGCGTAGTTTTTACGGTAGTTACCGTTGTAGCTGGTTCGCTTACAAACTTGACCACGGAAGTTGCCGTACCAGGTTTCTGTGTCAAGTCCTTCAATTAGCTCAGTCTCGTCAATGCCGACAATTACCTCGGTGACAATGTTGTTTTCATCTAAAAATGCGTAGTGTGCCATTATTTGCTACCTTCCATTATGCTGCCCAGCTTACGTTGCCAGTGCCTTGAGTGATTATAGTTACTCTCTCTTGTCCGTCCAAAGTAGTAGTGCCCGTTAGACCTGCGCCTATTGTAATTGTGTAATCAAATGGGTAGCGCAATATCACAATACCAGAACCGCCTTGTTTTCCTGGAAAACCAGGAGGCGCAGCAAACCCACCAGCACCACCACCACCACCAGTATTGACAGTACCCTCTGTACCATTATTGCCAGGACCGCCACCAGAACCGCCACCGCCAGTACCGCCAATACCGAAAGTCCCGCTTGTCGAGCCTCCACCTCCTCCACCGCCACGTATTACTGCTGTCCCAGTAATGTTGGAAGAAACCCCAGCACCACCATTGGCGTTAGTTGCAGCAGCACCAGCGCCACCGCCTCCACCGCCTACTGATACTGAGGTGTTGTTGCTACCAACAAAGCCCTGACCTGCGGTTGCAGCACCAATTCCTGCACCTCTTGAACCACCGCTTGAACCACCAGAACCAGAAGTAGACCCACCAACTCCAAAACCACCACCGACAGAAGTTACTGTGGCAAACACACTGTTAAATCCAGAGCCTCCAGCAGCGCCGTCACCGCCGTTAGCACCAGCACCACCAGCGCCTACTGTTACTGTGTAAGTGGGGCCAGCTGTTAAAATTACTGGCGATTCAGCAGATGCGCCTCCTCCAGAGGTTTGCCCAGGAACACTTGTGCGAAAACCACCAGCTCCTCCACCTCCACCAACTTGACCGCCACCTCCGCCACCAGCAACTACTAAGTATTTTATAGATAAAGTAGGTGGTACAAATTTCATTGATTTGTAGATTGTTCTACTTGAGTTTAGTGAACTACCGTCCCTAAGTCTATAAACGCCCATTAGGAAATCTCAACTCCTCCGATGTGGAAGTTGATTGTGGTAGCAGAAGCACCGCCTGTGATTGTCTGTGCAGCGGTCAATACTTGCTTAATATCAATAATTGTTGAATCAAGTGCTCCCACTAAAACAGTAGTTGCAAAGTTAGTCCCACCAAGAGCTATTGTAAAGGTTCCTGAAGAGCTTGCAGTGTTAGTCACGACGATGCTGGTCACTACGGTAGTAGTTGCAGAGGGGACCGTGTAAAGCGTAGTACCTACTGTTGTAGTGGCTGCTCCACGGAATAAAGTTTTTGGTGTTGACGGCATTAGATAGCTCCCATGAGTGTAATTGCGTATAGTTCATCTGTGTTGGCATCAGACCCTGCTGGCCCTGTTGCGCCTGTTGCTCCAGTTGCTCCAGTTGCTCCAGTTGCTCCCGCTGGTCCAGTGATTGCTGGGCTTAGCTCAATCCAGTAAGAATCGTAGCGGATGTAGGTGATTCCGTTTGTTGAGTTGAACCAAAGAGCACCTTGGTCAGGGCTAGCTGGTGCAGTCTCGGATACTTCAATGCCACCACCGCCAGCGTACTTTAGTGCGGTCCAGCTCTGGCTGCCATTTCCTAGCTTGAATTTACCAGTGTCAGTCTCAAAGCCAGTTTCACCAGCTGCAAGAGTTGGGTTTGTAGAGGTCCACTGTGCAGCGGTACCACGTCTAAGTTGGATTAGATTGACTACAGGCATAGTCCCTATTCTACACTATTATTGTTGTATTTCGTACGTTCCCGCAACGTGAAAGTTATCTGCCACGGCAAGAGTCACTGGCACGGTAGAAGTAAAGGCAGCATCAAAAGCCCTGTTACCTTGAGAATCGGTAGTAAATAAATAGAGTCTTTTTTGTCCTATTGCAACGTGACCAGAAATTAAGTAATTTCTCCCAGTGCTTATATCATGCAAGCACCCGTCTCTAAATTGGTAAGGATGGGAAACGTTAAATGGCAAATCTACGTAATATTCCCCAGTTCCAAAATTTGTAATGTTGTCCATATCTACGTCAATTTGAAAATGGCACATGTTTCCCCAACGGGTGTAACTACCAGTAAATAAAGGGGCTCCGTTAAAGGTCGGCTGAGTGCCAGTAGTACCGCCTACTACGGTAAATGGGATTGAGCTGCTAGTTAGCTCCTTCAGGTCAAGGCGCTTAGAGTTTCTGCCATCATGGGTGTGATTGCCAGGAGAGGCCTGTGAGGGTCCTAGGCCCAGTGTATGATGTTGAGCAGTAGGCCCAGCATCCCTATCTGAGTTCAGGTGAAAAAGGTTTACTTCTTCAGCGGGAACCGACGCCCTGGGATTTATTTGGACCATAATGGTATTATAGCCGTAAGGAGACGACAATGAGTAAAGCTAAATCAATTGGCACCAAAGCTGAAACAGCGGTGCGGAACTATCTACTATCTACTGGGTACAGCCCACTAGAAGCCCACCGCAATGTCCTAAAGGGCAGCGACGATGAGGGCGATGTCTGGCTGCGTGAGACCTACGGCCTAATCGTCTTTGAGGTCAAGGGTGGCAAGATGGCTAAGGATGCCAGCTACGAACAGTGCAAGAAATGGCTTGCCGAAGCTGAGCTTGAAAGAGACAATGCCGAAGGCAGGTTTGGCTTCTTAGTTACCCAGCGTGCAGGGGTAGGCTACCCCAGAGCTGGGGAATGGTGGGCATACGCTAGACTTGGAGATATCTTCTACCTAAGGACTCACCTGGATAGCATTGACCAAACAGTTGTGCGGATGACGCTATCTGACTTGGTAAAACTAATTCATGGCTAAAGAAACCTACGACCTCCAGACAGTCCTTCTCCAGCTAGGCGAAGGACTAAATGAGGCTAGCCATGTGCCTAATCTGTACGACTATACCCCGTCAGAGAAGCAGGCAATCTTCCATAAGATGCCCCAAAAAAATAGGCTTTACATTGGAGGTAACCGTTCAGGTAAATCCTTAGGCTCCACTATCGAGGCTATCTGGTGGCTGACCCACAGCCACCCATTCCGCAAGACCCCAGAAGGCCCTATTCGAGGCCGTGTGGTCGCCGTTGACTTCTTGAACGGTGTGGACAAGATTATCTTGCCTTTATATAAGCAATGGCTTCCTAAGAAATTCCTGATAAATGGTAGCTGGGAAGACAGCTACTCTAAGGAACGCCACGTACTTACCCTAAACAATGGCAGCTTTGTGGAGTTCATGTCTCAAGACCAGGACCTAGACAAGTTTGCTGGTTCCTCCAGGCACTTTATCCACTTCGATGAGGAGTGTCCTCAGACAGTATTTCGTGAGTGTCTGGCACGTCTGGTCGATACGGCTGGTGTTTGGTGGATGTCTCAGACTCCAGTCCAAGGTATGGAGTGGATTTTTGAGGATATCTACATACCAGCTAAGGAAGGCACTAAGCCAATCGGCATTGTCGAGGCTGAAATGGCTGACAACCCCACCCTATCCCGTGAGGCTATCCAGGAGTTCCTGGACATGCTGCCCGAAGAAGAGCGAATCATCCGTAGCAAGGGTCAATATGTCCACCTTGGTGGTGCCGTATTCCCTGATTTCAACCCAGTAACCCACTGCATCCCACGTGGCACTTTCAAGCCAGGCCCAGAACATCGCATTATCAGGACCATGGACTCAGGTTACGCCAATCCCACGGTTTGGCTGTGGATAGCTGTCTCGTCTGACGGCACAATGATTGTTTTTGACGAGCATTATCAGGCAAAGCTGAATGTTGCCGAACATGCTGAGATTGTGAACCGCAAAACCAGCCAGATTATCGCTGAAACAGGGGCTGAGCTCTACCTGACTACGGGGGACCCCGCTATCAAGCAGACTAAAGAGCATACTGGAACCTCGATTCTGCAGGAATACCAGAAGGCTGGCATCTTCATCTCCGTAGATTCCATCCCAAAGGACAGGCGAATTGGGCTTGAGAAGATTAGGCAGTATCTCAAGATGAATCCTAGGACCAAGAAGCCCTTCTTGATGGTCACCGACGACTGCCCACATCTTATTGCTGAGTTACCTAAGCTAAAATGGAAGAAGTGGGCTAGCCCCAAGGTAGCCGAGCAAAATAATAAGCTGGAAGACATTAGAGATAAAGATAATCACTGCTATGATGCTCTTAAGTACGCCATGACTTTCATGGATGACTTGACGCCAGAGCAGCTTTCAGGCAACAGAACAAGAGAAAAGTTCCACTCAGAGTTTAGGGAGCATTTCGGAGCGAGCGATAAGTTCTCCGAATATGACGACCAAGATGAGTGGGGAGACCAATGGCGAGGCGTGTCCTCAGTTAGAGAGTTAGAAGGATGAGTAAGAGGCATTTCGTAGTATTTGCAAACGGCGCACCTTTCCCAGGTACTTGCGTCGGATGCCGTAGCAACATCGAGCTACACGACCTAGGCGCAGACCTGCTAAGTGGTGGAAATGCCATGCTTTGTAAGCAGTGTGTAATGGACCTAGCTGTATTCAATGGGTATGCCCCAGAGGCCCCACTACTGGCTAAGATAGCCGAATTGGAGCAGGAAATTGCTTCCCGTGAAAACACCATCACCAAGATTCCAGACCACGTAGAGGAGCTCATCAATGGAATACGTAGTAGTGTCACTGATTTTATTCTTACTGTTTCTAGCAGCAGTGACGACAGCAGCAGTGTACCTGTTCAGAGGCCTAAAAGTGGCAATGCAGGAAATGGTAAATCTGGAAAAGCAAAGAGCAGCGACGATAAAGCACGCAATGAATCTGCTAGCGTCGAAGGAACCCATGACGTTCCAGCAGCTCCAAACAGTGACAGTTGAGCCAGAAACAAGGTATACTGGACCATATCTATCAGGTGACGAAATTGAGCTCTTTGAACAACAGGAGCGAGAGATGACGGAGGCCTGGAAGCGGTTAATGGACGATTCGGATTTGGACGATGGCAACTGAGCAATTTTTTGAGGGCATGGACGGCAACTACCTGTCTGGCAACGCACTTGAAGGCGAGATGGCTGATAGTGACATTATCAACCGTTTCAAGAAGAAGGAAGAAGCCAAGAAGCTAGTCGCTTGGGTCAAGTCTGAATACGAGAAGTGCAAGCAGTCCCGCAAGACCGAAGAGCAAGACTGGTATCTCCAGCTATCTTTCTACAACGGCAACCAGTACCACTCCTGGCGCAGACTAGGAAACGGTCAGGTCCTTGCCGAAGAGCCAAACCCACAGGGCTTGCCTCGTGTAACAGTAAACCGCATTGAGCCAGTTGTACGCACAGAGATTGCTAAGACAACTTCAGGCCACCCATCAGCCACTGTAATCCCTGCGTCTAACGATGACGATGACTTAATGGCAGCTAGCGCAGCCGAACAGGTCTGGCAGTCACTTTATGACCGTGAAAGTTTCCAGACCCGCATTCTTCAGAAGGCTGAGTTCTGGAGAGCTACTACTGGTAACGCATTTATCAAGACTTACTGGGACCCATCCATCAAGGAAATCGTTCCAACCCCAGTTGTTGACCCATACACTGGCGAGAAGAAGGTCATCCAGCAGGTTGCCTCACAGGGCGACGTCAAGTTTGAGGTAGTATCACCTTTCCATTTGTTCGTGCCTGACCTATCCGAAGAAGACCTAGAATCACAGCCATACATCTTCAACGTTTACACAAAGAGCGAAGAGTGGGTACGTTCCAACTTTGGCTCAGTTCTACCTAAAGACTTTAAGCCAGCAAAGGTTTCTACATCTGAGTTGCTTGACGCTGCTTTGATGGACATGAGAAACGTAGACAACTCAAAGCCAGATGCAATCTTGGTTATTGAGATGTGGGCTAAGCCAAACGGTTGCCCTTACCTACCAAAGGGTGGCCTTGTCACCATCGTCGACAACGAGATTGTCCAGATGGCTGAGAATGGCATTCCTTACTCTCACAAGCAGTACCCATTCGCTCACGTTGGAACCATTCCGACTGGAAAATTCTACCGTCGTGGCACAGTAAAAACTCTTATCCCAATCCAGCGTGAGTACAATAGGCTTCGTTCTCAGATTATTCACGCCAAGAACTTGATGGCTAAGCCTCAAATGATGTTCCAAGAGGGCTCAGTGGACCCTCGCAAGATTACAGCACGTGCTGGTATCTGGGTGCCTATTCGTCCAGGCTTCCAATACCCTACGCCTGTACCAATCCAGCCACTACCTCAGTATGTAATCAACGAAGTCAAGCAACTTGAAATGGACTTTGAGGACCTATCAGGTCAGCACGCAGTTTCTCGTGGTGAAAGTGGCGGAGTAACCGCTGCTACTGCGATTAACTACCTACAGGAAAGAGACGACGCCTACCTAACAACCGTATTCTCTGCAATCGAAGCTGCCGTAGAAAAGATTGCAAAGCACTCCATTGCTTTGTTTATCCAGTACGTCACTCAGCCTAGATTGATAAAGACTGTTGGAAGCGACGGCGCATTCGACGCAACCGTCCTATCAGGTGCTGATATCGCATCAGGAAACGACATACGAGTAGAGTCAGGCTCGGCGCTTCCAACTTCAAAGTCAGCTCGCCAGGCACTTATTACCGAGTGGATGAAGATGGGCTTTATCTCTCCACAGGACGGTCTACGCATCCTAGACATGGGAATGCTGAAGCAATACTACAACTTGCTCAAGCTAGACGAGAACCAGTCTCAGCGAGAGAACTTGATGATGAAGCGTCTAACCGACGAAGCTGTGCAGCAGTTCCAGATGAACTGGGAGATGGGCGCATCAAACGGCGACCCAGACAAGACCGTTCCTGGACAGACCGACGCAGAAGGCAACCCAATCGCCCTCGAAGTCCCAGCGGTTATCCCAGTTCACGACTACGACAACCACGCTGTCCACATCGAAGTTCACAACAGATTCCGTAAGAGCCAATCCTTCGAGATTCTGCCTGACGTTGTAAAGGCTGAGTTCCAGAAGCACATCTCTATGCACGAAGCAGCACTACAGCAAAAGATGATGGAACAGGCTATGATGGGAATGATGGGAGAGGGAGCAGCTCCAGGACAACCAACAGCTCTACCGTCTGAGCAAGCTGGGCAGATGCCTCAGCAGGCTGGACAAACATCTGAACAACTACAGTAAGGAAACAATATGTCTGAAGAGACGCAGGTAACCCCTGACCAGACTACAGAGGCCGAGACCAACGTAGTAGAACCAGCACCATCTGGAGAGCCAGAATACAAGGCACACCCAGCCCACGAAAAACTTCTATCTGAGTTGCCAGAAGCTTGGCACCAGAAGGTAATACCGCACCTACAAGAGCAGGACAAGTATTACCAGCAGCAAATGGAGAAGTTCACTCCGTTCAAGGAATACGTAGACCAGGGTGTATCACCTGAGGTCATTCTTGGCGGAATTAACCTCGCCCGTGCTATCGAAACCCAGCCAACTGAGGTTTACGCATCCCTAAAGGATTACCTACTAAGCCAAGGCCTTCTTGAAGAAGACGCCAAGCAGGCTGCAAAGACCATTATGGAAGAAGAGTCTGGTGAAGACTTTGACGACATGTTTGACGACTCTGACATTCCTTCAGCTCTAAAGAAGGAGCTACAGGAGCTAAGAAGCCTTCAGGAAGAGCAGTCCAGCTACATCCAGTCTCAAGAGCTAGAAAAAGCTACGGCTGAGTACACTGTAGAGCTTGAGGCCGAAATGGGCACTCTACGTAGCCAGTACAACATTACCGAAGCTCATGAAATGGCTATTTACGACTTAATGAACGCAGCCCTAAACGCTGGTCGTGAAATCTCAGTTGCAGATGCAGCTAAGCAACTTCAGGGCATGGTTGGCACATTCCAGCGAGCTGGCGCAGTTCCAGCTGAGGATGCTCCAATGGTTATTGGTTCAGCTGGCGGTGCTGGTGTGCAGGCTCAAAACCTTGAAGTCCCTAAAGATGACAAGGGAAAAAGAGCTATGATGGAACAACTTTTTAAGGACTATCAGAAGGCAAACCAAGGTATACTATAGTCGTAGTATTACCCGACGTGATACTATAGATTAGTCCGATGTACAGCCCCTAAGAGGGTCAGGGCAAGTGACGATTAGAAATTATTCGTTTAACTTATACTCTTAGGAGAGTGAAAAATGGCAGGTCAGGGAATTCTGACTTTTGCGTCAGAGGCTCTAAAGCTCGTCTACGGCGACCTTCACGAGCAGCTACGTGACAAGAACCCAGCGCTTGAGTTCATTGAGGCTTCAGCGCAGAACATTACCCGCAACGGTAAAGAAGTAATCTTCGACACCCACATCGGACGAAACCAAGGAATTGGTGCTCGTGGTGTGCGTGAGAAGCTACCTATTGCTGGAGCTCAGAAGTACAAGCAGGCTCACCTATACCTCAAGAACCTATACGGTGCTATCGAGGTTGACGGTCAGCTATTTGAGCAGGCAGCAGACGACTACAATGCATTCATCAACGTAGTTGACATGGAAATCAAGGGTCTTAAGAGAGACCTTTCAAAGGACCTAAACCGTCAGATTTACGGTGATGGAAGCGGAAAGCTAGCAGTTGTTACAGCTCAGCCTTCTTCTACCACTCTAACCGTAGATGCAACTGACTGGCTCGAAGAGGGCATGGTTATCGACGTAGTTGACCCAACCACTGGTGTAAAGCAGCAGTCTGGCGCAGCATCGTCTATCGAAATCGTGTCAATCAACGAGTCCACCAAGGTAATTACCATCACTGGTACCCTTGGAACCTTCAACACCAACATCAGCGCTAACGACATCATTGTTCGCTCTTCAAACGGAGTAAACAGCTTTGGCAAGGAACTAACTGGTCTAGGTGCAATTGTTAAGGCTACTGGAGAACTACACGAGATTGACCCAGCAACTACCCCAGTGTGGGCAGCTACTGAGGTTGCTCTTGGAAGCGTAGGAACCCCAGGCACCCTAACTGAGTTGAACCTTATCAACCTAGTTCAGAGTGTTGACAAGAAGGGTGGAGACGTTGACGTATTCCTCGCTTCTCCTGGTGTTTACAACGCTTACTGGAACCTACTACAGGGATTCCGTCAGTTCACCAACGGCGCTGGCCTAACTGGTGGACAGCGTTCCTTCACCTTCGAGGCTCTAGGTAAGCCAATCCGCTTCGTGTCTGACTACGCAGCTCCAAAGGGAACATTGTACGCATTGTCCTCCAAGGAACTGGTTATCAACCGCAAGAAGGACTGGTCATGGATGGACCGTGATGGCTCTATGTGGTCACGTGTTGCAGACACTGACGCCTACGAGGCTCGCATTTACCAGTACAGTGAAATCGGTACCTACCGTCGTAACGCTCACGCTAAGTTGAGCAACATCGCTGAACTGTAAAAAATGATAAACTCCCAGAGGAGTGGGTCCGTCTCGCCTACTCCTCTGGGTTTTTTCATAGGAGGATTTAATGATTAACTTTGCTAGAATTGACGGACTCTACACCGAAGAGCAACGACGAGTTGCCCGTGTAATCAGCGACCTATTCCCTACCGTGCGATTGATTCGTATGGAGCCAGGTCACCCAGCTTTTGACCCAGAGAGACCATTCGCTCTTGTAGACGAACCAAACTTGGCACCGCCCTACCACATTAGAAACATGGCAGAGTCTGAAATTGACGCTAGGTTGGTAGCTTGGCTTGCACAAAACAACACCCATGACCCAAATTCACAGGTCAATAAGCTACAATTGTTAGAGATGTCTAACGCCTTGCTTAGGGCAAAAGAAGAGCAAGAGTACCTAGAAGAGCGCAAAGACCTCATGAAGAGTGCAATGGCTTCTAAGAAGCACACTTGGACTCACAACGGCAAGACCCTTAGGAAGTAACGATGCCAGCTGAAGAGTTTAATTACACAGGAAACGACGTTTCCTTCAGGGTCAGGTCTCAGTTCGGAGACCAGTCTGGTGCCCAGCTAGGTGACCCAGCAATCCTTTCCTGGATTAACGACGGTCAGCGTGAAATCGTCAACAGCAACCCTATTCTTCGTGCAACTAAGATTACAAACCTAGTTGGCGGTCAGCAGGACTACAGCTTCCCAGATGACAAGGTTCTAGCTATTGAGGCTGTCTACGTAAGTGGCTACCCTATTCAGAACATCTCGCCACAGGCAGCACGTGAATACATCATCGCCCTTGACCCAACTAACATCTTAAATGCCGAGCGTCCAGAGGTCTGGTATGAACGAGCTGGCGTTATTACGTTTTACCCAGTGCCGTCAGTCAGCATCCCTAACGCCATCAAGCTTGAGTACGTAAAGAACCCAACCCCTCTGACCCTACTGACTCAGACCCTCGGCATCCCAGACAGATACTTCAACGAGCTGACTAACTACGTAATCTCCCAGGCTCTTGAAATGGACGAAAACTACTCCGCAGCAGCTTACAAGCTAGGTCAATTCAGGGAAGGACTAGACAGGCTAAATCTAAAGGATACTTTATCTCAGACCGATTTATACCAGCAACTGCTGCCTGACCCAGACGACTACATCTAATGTC